CATATATCTCCGAGGCCGTGTCCAAAACCTCCGGCGTATTTTCCGAAACCGCTGTGCTGGAGAGGGTTTCAGCCTCGGAGGTTTTGGACAACCCCTCCGTGTGTCCGAAACTGTCCGAAACCTCTAGGGGCATTTCGGCAGCGTTTTCCACAAAAGTTTCCACAGGCAGCTCGGTCTCATGCGTCGCATCTGAGACTGTGCCTTGCTGAACTGTTTCGACCTCGGAGGTTTTGGACATTTTGGGGTTTTGGACAATTTCGTCTGGACCCTGTCCAAAACCCAAATCCCCTCCAGCACAAGGAGTCCCAAAGAAAGAAGGAGGGTTTTGGACACTCCGACCCTCGTATATAGGGGCTTTGACAGAAAAACCCACCAGAGGGCGCCCCCCTTTCTGTCCCGGCTGTCGCACCCAGGTTTCCTCTACGAGGCCGGCAACAACCCACCGCTGCGCCCACCGCTTAACCGTCTTCTCACTGACGATCGTCCCCGGCCCCCTACGCCCCGCCAGCCGGCTGTTGAGCGCGTAGCGCAGCTCCTTAGCTGTCATCGGCGCCTCTGCCTCCTTGAGGATCCCGAGAACGATCGTCCGTGGCGTCTCATCGCCCTGCCCACCGTTCTCTCGGGTCACAGTCGGGGTGAGATCCTCAATGCTCAGCGCTTCCTCAATGTCCTCCTGCACCAGGAAGCGATCCCCACCCCGCATGCCCCGACTCTTGTCGATTTCGAGGATGAGCGCATGATCCCCGTACTGAGCGCGCTCCTCGTCCGTCAGGTCCTTCAGTTCCCAGGTCTCGTGCACCGCATTCCGCAGCGTGTCTGTGCCGCGGAACTTCGTCCCGTCCTTGGTGTTGTGGTGGATCCACAGAAATGTCGTCGGTGGGAACGCCGTCCCGTTCTCCCGCGCCAAGCGGTACAGCGTGTTCGAGTACTCCTTCTCGTACTCCTTGGCCGCAATCATCGTGCTCACCGACGTGAGTGAGTCGACTACCACCAGTACTGGCTTGAGCTCTTGCAGCCACCGCAAGAGCACCCTGTACTGGCTTTGTTGCCACTGCGGTTTGAATCGGAACCAGGTATCGGCACCGGTCGAGTCAATCCCCTGCTGATCCAGGTACTCCGCATAGTCCGTCATCGACATGTCGTTGCCGATGAACAGCACATTCCCCGAGACCGTCGGCTCGACCGTCAGCCCCCGCACCTTCATCGGCAGCTTCTGGCCCACGATCTTGGCCAGCAGCACGGCAAGGCGTGTCTTACCCATCCCGCCCCTTGCGTGCAAGAGAATCGAGCTCGGTGCCGACACAAAGTCCGGGATCAGGTAGTCCCGCTGCCCGCGCATCTTCTCCTGCCACTGCGGGTCTTCCTCTACCTGCTCCTGGTGCAGCAGGAACCGCTCGAGCGCTGACTCCACCTGCGGCCCCGACTTGTACACGTGTGTCAGCCCGGAGTCCCGCACCAGCTCCATCAACTGGTAATGCGCGAGCTCGGCATTGTCGTACCCGTTGATGATCTTCTCGGCTGCCGTAAAAAACTCCTGCCCCGATAGCCGTTTCAGCGGCGCATCTTTGATGGTGACCTCGGTCGCCGTTGCGCACGCCGGGTAGTCGTACCCCAGCTCCACGGCCAGCTCCGCCACATAGGCCTCGAGGGCGGGCCCACTCGGACGCCCAGCGTGCATGTCCTTGGTGCGGATCTTGTGGACGAAATCGAGCACGTCACCACCTACACCACACGCTTTGCAGTCCCAGCAACCGGTCTCTTCCGCGTACTGGAATGTCGTCCCGCTCTGCCCCCCGTGCCACGGGCAGCCGCTCATGCGCTGGGGCTTATCTCCACCGCGGCTCTTCCACCCGTACCGGTCAAACACCTCGTGGTTGAACACCAGATCAGCCAACCGCGGCCGCAGCAGCGACTGCACCTCCTCCTTGAAAAACCACCCACGGATCTGACGTGGCGGGACAGCTGTCTGCCCCCCGAGCTCGCTCATCACCTCCTTCTGCTCAGCCTCGGACAGCCATTGCACCGGCTTCCGATGTGGGCGCAGCACATCCAGCACCCACTGCGGTGCCGTCTCTACCTTTCCGCCGTTGTAGTTGAGGAACCGATAGGGCTGCTTTGTTTCCGGGTGTGGTGAGCCAGGGACCACGCTCTGGCAGGCGTTGAACCGCAGCACCACCTCTTCGTAGGCAGCCCCACTGATCGCGTCCACATCACCACCGGCACCCCGGTTTGTATCCCCATGCCCCAGGTGCCACTGCCCATCGTCCGTCCGCAGGATCAAGGTCTTCACATCCCCGAGCTCGGGAACCAAACGCTTGGGTACCTGATACAGGATCTGCCGACGCCCGGGCTTACCCGAAGTCCACGACATGGTCCGCTCCTCGCCATAGACCTCGTACTCCGATCCCGCCACTTCGCGATAGCGCTGATCGGCGTCAAGCCCATCGATGTCGAGGGCGATGAGTCCCCCCGAGAACGAACCTGTCACCACACCCAGGCCTACGTATTCCTGCCTGAGCTGGTAGGCCGTCATGCACTCAATCCGCGTCAACGGCTTAGTGCTCCACTCCTTTACAAAGGTGGCTTTTCCCGCAACTGGCACAAAAGCCCATCCATCTGGAAATACATCACGTCGCAGCAATTCGATAGCTCGCCCTTTTAAGAGATCCGAGCTATTGCCATTGAGCTCTTTGTCCATTACGATTTCAGCAGCAAGTGAAGGCCAAGACCCTCCGCCACAAGCGGGGGGTTTTTTCTTGGCCGTGTTTCACCGTAACGAGCTACCAGATCCCCGACAACCCACCGCGGTAAGTCTCACGAGACTCACTGATTATTGCGAGTTTTCCTGCAGATCGTTGACGAAGTCACGCCAATCCCGTACGATCTGCTCACGAGGCCGGGAAACCCCCGACCTCTGGCACATCACCCACTATTTACGGGATTTCGCCCCCATGTCCACGTTCCTTTCAAAAGGTGCCATCGAGGAGATCTCCAAGGAGTCTTCCGGCGCCGGTCGCTATCTGAACCCCTCCAAGATCACTGACGAAGTCCGAGTGCGCTTCTTCGGTGAAGGCGCGACAGGTTTCGAGGCCTGGACCACCGACAACAAGCCCATCCGCTGGGAGAGCAAGCCCGAAGAGCTCCCCTCCAATATCCGCCAGCAGGAGGGCTACCAAACCGTCAAGCGTTTCATCGCCGGTGTGGTCTACGACTACTCCTCTGATGACTTCAAGATCCTGCAGATCACTCAGAAGACTCTGATGGATCAGCTCTTCAAGTTCATCTCCGACGAAGACTACGGAGACCCCACCGGCTACGACGTAAAGATCGGCAAAACCGGTGAAGGTAAAAAAACCGAATATACCCTAGTAGCCGCACCTCCTAAGCCGGTCAAAGCTGACCTTCAGGCACGCTTCGATGACCTCACGTGTGACCTGAATCGCCTCTACGACGGTGAGGATCCATTCGCTGAAGCCTCCGCCTAACAGCCACAGGGGAGCTATCTGCTCCCCTTTTTACTTAGTACCTCATGGACACCACACAGCTGCTCGGACGCAACATTCGCTTCCATCTCTTCCGCACCCGGCTAACACTGCGCGATGTCGCCGAAGCCTCTGGCATATCCCCCTACTCCCTTGGTCGCATGGCCAGTGGCAAAACCAAGCTGATCGATCCCAACGTTCTCGCCGATCTCATGCGTGTCTTCCGCTGCGACGCCAACTCGCTGCTCCTACCCATCGAGGGCGTTCCCTATGACGGCTGACCTCATCCGTGGCCTACCCAAGTACGAACCAGTCCGCTCCCACGAGAACGGTGAACGCAGCTACTCCACACCACTCGGATCCTGCAGCTCCGTTACCACAATCCTGAGCGGCACCCGCGATAGCTCCGGCTTACAAGCCTGGCGCGAGTCCGTCGGTGAAGCCCGCGCAGACTTCATCTGCAACCTCGCCAGCTTCCGCGGCACCCGCCACCACGACGCTGTTGAGCGCTACCTACTCGACGGCACCGAGCCCGGTTTCGACTTTCTCAACACGCCCTACTGGAACAGCACGCGCAGCTTCCTCGACCGCATTCGCCGTCCTCTCGTCTGCGAAGGAGCTATCTACCACCCGCTCCGCTACGCCGGCACGTTCGACTGCATCGCTTATCTAGAGGACGATGGTGAACAGCCCTCTTTGCTGGACTGGAAAACAGCCGATAAAGTCCGCAACCCAGCAAAGATGTACGAATACTCTCTGCAAGTTGCTGCTTACACCGCCGCCGCTAATTACGTCTACAAACCACAAGGCCTAAATATCACCCGAGCGCTGATCGTCGTAGCTATCCCCGACGAAACACCTCAAATCGAAGAGCTCTCGCTCCGCAAGCTCACCCAGTACATGCAGCACTTCGAGGCTCGCATCAAACGCTTCACCCGGTCCCGCGCATGAGCGAAACCACCCCTATCCACGCTCTGGTCAGCAACGTCATCGGAGGCTCCCTCCTAGTGCAGCACGCCAACGCGCTGGACATCGATCCCGAGCTGCTCGCTGACCCCAGCAGCCCCGAGTCCTTCGAGCTCTACCGCAAGCTCACCACGCACCTAGGCCTCGACTTTGAAGTCGCCGCTTCGCACGTTCTGAGCTCCGTGACAGCACTGCTCATCGACGCCGAGATCAAGGACTACAACGTCCGCTACCTCGCCACCGCGCTCTGGAAAATACTCGGCGATCCCGCACATAACGGCGACGAACCCCCACCGATCTACAACGAGGCCGCCAAGGCGATGTACGCCTGGACCCTGACCCTTCTCCACCCCACTTTTATCCGCCCCTGATCATGCTCATCGGTATCTACTCTCCCGCCGCCGGCAGCGGCAAATCTTCCGTCGCCGACCACCTGGTCACACAGCACGGCTTCACCCACCTCAGCTTTGCCGAACCGCTCAAGTCAATGATCAGCTCGCTGCTCTATGACTTCGGCTATAGCCCTCAGGACGCGCACAACGCGACCCACGTCGCCAAAACTGCCCCTCTCCCCGAGATCGATGACAACGTCGACGCTCGCCACTTGCTTCGCACCTTGGGCACCGAGTGGGGCCGCAGCTGCGTCCACCCCGACATCTGGCTCCGCTGCTGGACTTCCCGCTACATGCGCCTCCAGCTCCAAGGCATCGAGCGCGTCGTTGTAGACGACATGCGCTTTCTCAACGAAGCCGCCCTCCTCGATCGCTTCGGCGCCCATCTCTGGAAAGTCACGCGCCCGGGAACCGAGCGCAACACCGACCACGCCTCTGAAGGCGGCCTCGACCACCTCCATGCCCTGACTGACCCCGAGAACGATTGTTCCCTCGCCTTCCACCACATCATCGAAAACGACGAATCCCTCGACGCGCTATACAGCCAAGTAGACGACGTCCTCGCGTTTGATTATTTCTCCGAAGTCATATGAGCTCACTATCCGTAGTCGAATTGCGTGCCCACTCCACCAACGTTGAAGACCACATAGCCAGCGTGCTCAACGACTTCAGCGAAATCACTGGAGTAGCCGTCGAAGCTTTAACAATCACTCCAGCTTCCACCGCCGATTCCTTCAGCACCACATACTACGTTCAGCTAAAAATCACCCTCTAGTGGATCAGCATCTCGCCACCGTCCTACCGCAGTACATGCGGCTCGCCTCCAGCGCATCTGCCGAAACCATCCGTCGCAACCCCGTCACCGGCCCCTACAGCGAGCTCTACTTCAAACTCGCGCGCCAGCACGGCCTCACCCACGCCCGAGCCTGGCTACTCGGCTCACTGGTCCGCGACCTTCACAGCTCCGCTGCTTCTTGATCAGCGATGTCGGACCTCATCTCCCAGTACCTCAGTGACATCTCCCGGCATCCGATCCTCTCGCGCGAAGCCCAACTCCGTCACGCCTATCGCATCCGCGCATGGGTCGACTACACCCCACCCGGCTCCACCGAGCCCGACCGCTCCGCCGCCCCCGCTCACATTGCACGCCCCGGCAAGCGCTCCCTGGACATCATGGTGCGAACCAACCTGCGCTTAGTTGTCCACCTCGCCAAGCGCTATCAGAACCGAGGCCTCGAACTCAGCGATCTGATCCAGGAAGGCAGCCTCGGTCTCATCCGAGGCATCGAGCTCTTTGACCCAACCCGCGGATACGCCTTCAGCACATACAGCTATTGGTGGATCCGCCAATCTATTTCACGCGCAATCTATAACTCCTCCCGCACAATACGGCTACCAATAAACGTGCAGGATCTTTCTACCAAGATCAAGCGCGCCATGCACACGCTGACTGCCTCTTACGGCAGACCCCCCTCCATCGACGAGCTCAGCACCGAGCTCGAGCTTCCCCCTGAGCGCATCACCGAGACCTTGATCAGCTGCACCATTACCAGCTGCACCTCCATTGACGCCCTATGTCAGCTCTCTGATGCCCCCATCTCCGAGGTACTCAGCTCTGACAACCCGACCCCGTCAGAAAGCCCAGAACTCACCGTATCCCTCATCGAGCGCGAAGAGCTTCTACAAAAAGCCCTCGCGACCCTCGACCCTACGCAACTCCTTGTGGTCCAAGCGATCCACTTTGAGCAACGCAGCCGCCACGAGCTATCCGACGAGCTCGGTATATCCCGCTATTGCATCTCATCGATCTACAAAAAAGCTATGCACAAGCTAAGAGTAGAGCTCACTTATAGCTGGGATGCTTTTAACGAGTGAGCTACCAGACAGTAAATTCTTCTACTTCTATGCCCTCCATAGCAAAAGCGTATACACCTGTGTGCTTACAACGATACACTCGCTGATAGATTGTAGAGTAATTTAGTCCTAATTCTTTGCACAAACTCTTAGCATTATACAGTACTCCCTGATACAGGTACATTGTTTTAGTTACGTGACCTACTACAGGTCTTTTACTACGTAGCACCCTAGATGCAGCTATGCGCACTGTTTGTTCCTGCGGGGATACGCAGTCTTTATTCCGTCTACTCTTAGCTACTCCGCTTTCATCTCGTCCGTTATCGTCTTGCCATCCTAGCGCTAGTTCTTCTTTTCCTATGTGCCGGACTACCATACTACCTGGATTTTGACCCGTTTTTAAGTAGTACGCAATCCTATGGGCATAAAATAATCCATGTCCCCGCACAGACACTAACCATTTTGCTCCGCTTCTTGAACCAGCTGGTTCACCTATTTTAGCTTTACCATTTTTACTAGCGACTTTCCAAACAAGGCCCGAAGGCGATGTACTAGATATCTCGAGCAGCTCTTCAACTATTGGTGGAATGGGGCGTGGAGCTCCCTTCCTATTGAGCGCGTAGTGCACATCGGTAAGCGGAAGGCAGCGCTGGTATGTCTGAGCAGGCATACAGGTCTCTGAGGTACCCCACAAGCATACCCCCCTACAACTTTTATTTATATACAGTTTTTCTAGCCCAGGATGTGACATATCCACCTCTAGCCCAGTCTCACTGCGACGCAGGGCGAGACCAAACTTGCGACACGATGAGACTCATGCCCCTCAGGTGCGACGCATGAGACTCACTGGGGTGGCTTGACAGCCGCGCGGCGCCATGCCAGACTGACCTCACGCGCGCACATCATGCGCGTTTTCAGCTCTCACTGCAACCACCTTCGGCGGATTGCTTGACAGCTGGTTGCCCTTGTGCAATGCTTCATGGCATCGGGAGCGCAGCCACCCCGCGGAGCCTAGGCCTCAGGTCAGCTCTCCGTGGCTGCGCGCCGGTACCGGCTCCGGCCGGTTGCTTGACAGATCGGCACCCCACGTGCCACACTTCCTTCAGTTCAGAACCACCAATGCATTAAGCGCAACAGCGCAGCCGATAAAGCGCGGCCGGCCGGGCGGATCCCGGAGCTATAGCAGCAGTGCGCCCAAACTGACTGGGCGCTAGCTCTTGCACCTCACGGACGGCCTGCTCGGATCACACCGAGCACGAGGACCGTCGCCGAGATACCCGAACGCCGTAACAGCTGGCGATAGAGGGTGAGGCGACCAGTACCCGATGGCTGGGGGCAAGCAAGCGAACGCGGAACCTCCTGCAGGAGGGCGCACTGCATGTGTTTTTACCGATCCCGCTGCTGCAGGGGGATCAACGCTGCTCCCGACAGGGATCACAGCGGGTGCACCGGCCCCTTAACGCCCGGTCTGCAGATACGCCCATAGGGCAGCCCGCCGCTCCGGCTTCACTAGGACGGCCAAGCCCCGGCACACGGCTCTGCCGGGCACAAACCATCTCCCCCAGAAGTTCCCCCTGGCGCACTGCGTCCGGGGGTCTTTTGGCTGAGGTGCTTTGCATCTCACGTCCCCAAGCTGTGTCCAGCATGCGTTTCAATTCCCGCCGCGCCGATGTCACCGGCTATCTCGAATTCATCTGGATCGAGAAAGATCTCCCCGGCGTCAACCCTCAAGCCATCGCCCTGATCACGGATACGACCGACGGCCGCTTCCACGGCATGTATGGCCTCCAAACCGTGGCCGGCCCCACCGTTTCCGCAGTCAAGGCAGAGCTGTTCGCCCTCATCGAGGCCGGCCAGTGATCACCGAGCACGCCACCGCCGAGCACTTCGCTCGCTGGGAGTCCCACGCGGCAACGCTGGACGCCTACTCCCTCCGCTACATCGTGGCCGACTGCCACCAGGCCGCCGCCGGTATGCGCGGCTGGAATCCCGCCCGTGAGGGCTACTACCTGGACCAAGCCGCCACCTATGGCATGGAGCTAACGCGCCGCAACCGCTCCCTGCCTCCCGCCCTCCGCCACCGCTGACATGTCCGCCCACAACTCCGCCATCCATGCCTTCCTTTGGGCCGACAGCAACGGCCCCGGCACCCGTATCAGCAACGACCTGATGCACCGCATCGGCGCCGATTGGGAGCGCTTCCGCGAAGCCGCCGAAGCCCTCGGCTTCGACGCCACCGAGCACCGCGCTACTGCCATCGACCCCACCGAGGGCGATGAATGGGACTACGCCGCCCACGATTTCATCCTCACCCGCAACCACCACGGTGCCGGCTTCTGGGATGGCGACTGGCACGCCCCCTGGGGCGAGCGCCTCACCGCTCTAGCCCACACATTCCCCGAGCTCGAGTCCTATCTCGACGACAACGACATCCTCCGCCTCTATTGACATGCAGACCCACTTCCGCGACCCCGCTACCCCGCCCGTCTCCCCCGAGCAACTCCGCTCCGTAGGTGTGGACCCCACCGACCTCTACTGGTCCGGCACCTTCCGCTCGTGGCGCCTCTCCGGCCCCATCGCCACCCGCTCTCCCTACTTCACCACCGGCCAGATCCTCCACGAGCTCGGCCTGACCCCTCACCCCGACGCCTGACCATGCTCCTAATCGACACCTCCACCGGCACCGTGCTCACCGCCGAGCACTGCGTTCTCCTCCCGGATGACGCCCTAACCGAGGCCGAATGGGACGCCCTCGACTCCATGTCAGACAGCGAGGCCGCTGATCTCGGCCGCCTGCGCGGCACCCCCATACTCCCCCGCTGAATCGCCCCCGGAGCTCCACCCCTTCTATGGGCGGGCTCCCTGGGCGCCTCGCCCCTTCCCTTCACAAGCTGTAGACAGCATGTCCCGCAAACCTCGCGGCTTCATCGTCGATCGCGGTCTCTCCCCGATCGACGGCGAGCCCTACATCGCCGTGCTCGTTCTCGAATCCGAGAACGCCAAGACCGGCAACATGTGCCAAGTCTTCATCCTCCGCCCGGACGTGCCTCCGCTGGAGGCCATCGCGTCTGGCGCCGACCGCACCATCTGCGGCGATTGCCCGCACCGCCGTCGCTGGTCTGACGAACTGCAGCGATACGTCCGCTCCTGCTATGTCGACGTGGGCAAAAGCGTCGGCAGCGTCTACCGCGCCCTCACCCGGGGCTCTTACCCCGAGTACGACCCCGCCCTACACGCCCGCTATATCCGCGGCCGCCGCATCCGCTGGGGTGCCTACGGCGACCCCGCCATCCTCACCGAGTCCGTCGTTCGCACGTTGACCGCCCTAGCCGACGGCCACACCGGCTACAGCCACCAGTGGCGCCACGACTGGGCGCAATGGTGCCGCGGTCTATTCCAAGCGAGCTGTGACTCCTTCGCCGACTACCTCGCCGCATCTGACATGGGCTGGCGCACCTTTGCCGTCGTGCCCCAGGGCAGCGCCCCCTACAGCGGCAAGCTCTGCCCCGCCACCGCCGCCGACTCGCAAGCGCAGTGCCTTACCTGTCGCCTCTGCGACGGCGCCAAGACCGACATCTTCGTAGAAGCCCACGGCGTCGGCGCCGCCTACGTCAACGCATGACCCGCAAACCCCGCACCACCACCACCATGACCCGCCCCCGCCGCCCCACCCCTCCCTGGGTCCGCGCCGAACACATCGCCGGACTGTGCCTCGGCCTGGCCCTCGCCGCCATGGCCGTCGACTACGGCTACCAGCGCCCCAGCGACACACTGCGCCCCACCCCCACCCTCTACACAGGCCCATGACCGACACCCCCGATCCCCGCCCCCTCTCCCCCCGCGACCCCGAGCCCGACGCTCCACCCATCCGCGTCTGGCACTTCCTCTCCGCCGACCTCGAACACGAGCACTGGGTGGAGGACCCCACCGAGGTCGAGCCCCTCCTCATCGAGTACGCCACCCGCGCGCAGCCCTACACCCTCAACCACTACGTGGAAGATCCGCACTAACTGCAGCAAAGCTGCTAACTTCCTTGCGCTCCTCACCGATCCTTGCTAAACATCACGCAGATGCGTAACCCGACCCGCACAACCCGCACCTACAGCCCCACCGGCGCCATCGGCCGCCGTCTCACCGCAGCTCACGAGCTGCAACTCCAATCGCAGCGCATCACCGCTGAGCTCACCGCTCACCGCACCTGGCTCTGCGACCGCATGGAGCGCCTCGACCTCGACCGCATCGAGCAGGGCGACCTCATCGTCACCCGCAAACTTCGCCACCGCTGGACTTACACCCCCGAGACCGAGGCCGCCATGGAGGCCCTCCGCAAAACCCAACTCCGCGAGCAGGCCGAAGGCCTCGCCACCGACTCCCCCACCGTCTACGTCGCCCTCACCACTCAGTTCCTGCCATGAGCCTCACAGCCCTCTCCCCCACCGAGCTCCACCACACCGTCACCGCCATGGAGCGCCACGGCGGCGGCTTCTGCCGCGCCCTCGCCGCCGCCTGGTACGTCGCCGACCCCAGCAACAAGCGCCGCCTCGAGAACGCCTTCAACCACATCCTCGAGGACTTCGCCCCCGGCTCTTACTTCTACAACCGCTGACCCCATGCGCATCATCACCCTTCAAGTCGTGCGCGAGCACGGCACCGAGCCACGCCTTGCCGTTCAAGTGGACGGCCGCCGTGGCGTCCCTTCATTCCTCGCCCCTGAGGACGTTGGCACCTGGATCCAGGGCTTCATCGCCGCACTCCCCCCGCTGGAGGACTGATGCGCCGCTTCACTCTCACGCCTGGAACTGCCAAACCTGAATGGTTGGCTGTACCAATACCAAGGTACGCTCACTTATACGAGGTCTCTAGTGCTGGACAAGTTAGAGCGCTAGACAGATTCGTAATAGACAAGCTTACGGGTATTAAGCGCTCGCACAAAGGACGGATAATTACACCGAAACAGTCTGGCCGGTACCTAGGCGTTTCGCTATTCGACCATCCGGACTCCACTCGTTTTTACATACACCGACTTGTAGCCCTTGCGTTCATTCCTAATCCCGATAACAAGCCCTGTGTTAATCACAAAAACAGAGACCGTTATGACAACCACGTCGAAAACCTGGAGTGGGTTACTTATCAAGAAAACTCACAGCATCTTATCTCATCTGTTGACTATGTGCCACCACGAGCGGTCAAAGGCGAGGATAGTCCCTCGGCGAAACTCAACGCTGAAGTTGTCGAGCAACTTCGCTTGTCCTGGGAGCCAGGGGCGCCTATTGGGAGCTTGGCTAGGCTGTACGGTGTTAGCCACAGGGCGCTATACCAAGCACTTAGCGGGAATACTTGGAAGCACGTTGCTCCTAAACGTGCAGTTAACTGGCCACACTAGGCCAGTAACAGCTACTACTTATCACTCTTATTATCACGGCCGCATCACCTATTGCGGCCAGACCTACCAGCACTGGGGCGTCAGCGCCGCCCACCCCTGGCTCCCCTGCGGCACCCGAGTGCGCGTCTCCCACCGAGGCCGCACCCTCACGGTGCCCATCACCGACCGCTGCGACTGCGCAAGTTTGGATCTCAGCGCCGGCGCCGCCTACCGCCTCGGCGTTCCGCTCGATGGCATCGCCTCCGTGCACATCTCTTACTGAGTCTCATGAGTCTCACTATCCGCTACCTCCGCAAGGAGCTCCTCCACTTCACCGACGGCACCATCGCCGAACACACCCGCAAAGAAGTGGAGCGCCTGTCTTCCCCCGAGCACGAACCACCCCCCGTTAGCCGGGATGTCGGCGCATTCCTCGTCCCCGCCTCTGACCACTACCTGCAGTCCTGGCGTGACATCAATCCCGCCATCCGCAACGTCACCTTCTCCTACACACGCGTATGACTGACCTCACCCTTCCCACTGTTCATCTAAACGGCACCAGCCGAGCCACCCTCTCTGAGGGCTACTTCAACGCCTACCGCGCCCTGCAAGACGCCATCCGCGCCTTCAACGAGATCGAGTTCAACTGCCGCGACTACTACGTCCAGCCCGCCGGCGCCTGGGCCACAGCCGTCACCGAGCGCGCCGCCGCCGCATCCCACCTCCGCGCGGTCCAGCAGTACCTCGAAGCCCACCTCATCCACCTAGGCGAATGAACGACCCTGCTTTCAACCTGCTCCAGCTTGAGTCGCGCCCCAACTGGTACGACCACCTCAGCGCCGTCGAGGCCGCCATGGCCGCCCAGGACCGCATCGACACCGCCCGCTTCCGCGCCGGCTGGTCCGGCGATGAGGGCGGCTGGTACTCCCCCGACGGCATCCACGAATCCGACTGGGAGCTCGAGGGCTACCCCTTCCCCGAGGACGACAACTACGCCACCTTCTGGCACGCCTACATCCACAGCGCCTCCGTCTGACCACCCGGAGGGCTGCGCCTCCGCTACCAACGCAGCCGGTTCCGCCGGCCCAGCACCCCTACCGCACCACCATGCGCGACTACAGCCCCAACACCGTCACCACCGCCTACGCCGCCGACGGCCGCGGCCCTGCCGTTTACGGCAAGTACCGCGAGCACGGCTACGCCGTGAACCCCCTCACCGCCCAGCTCGGCACCTTCGTCCCCGAGCGTGCCTCCGCCACCGAGGCCTTCGCCATCGCCGGCCTCAACTGGACCGCCGAGAAGCGCCCCGTCTTCTACATGGGCCCCGACGGCCGCCGCATCGAGGCCCCCGACCACTGCTCCATCGTCCGCAGTGACAACGACGCCCTGCTCGGCATCCACGGCACCGCCTACACCCCGGTGCAGAACGACGCCCTGATCAACCTCCTCGACTACCTCCGCGAGAACATCCACCTCGAGACCGTCCTCTCCATCCGCGACGGCCGCCGCGTCTTCGCCACCGCCGCCATCGACACCGAGAGCGAAGTCGTCCCCGGCGACCGCGTCCGCCGCTACCTCCACCTCTTCAACTCCCACGACGGCAGCTCCGGCTTCGGCGTCTTCTTCAGCGACGTCCGCCTCGCCTGCGCCAATCAGCTCAACTACCTAACCGGCCGCGCCGCCACCGCTGCCGCGTCCGCAGGCACCGGCCTTCGTCGCAAGCACACCAGCAGCGTCACCGAGTTCGCCCGCCATCTCCCGCAGCTGATCGACATCGAGCGCCGCACCTTCGCCGCCTCCATCGACGAGCTGCGCTCCCTCGCCAGCCTGCGCCTCACCCCCGAGACCGCCCGCCGCGTCCTCGAAGCCACCTACGCCGACAAACTCACCACCCCCATCCGCGACAAATCCACCGGCGACAAGCGCCCCCGCGTGCTCGCCGACCTCCCCGAGATCGCCACCATCCGCAGCCACTACTCCGGCACAACTGGCCTCGGCATCCACGACATCCCCGGCATCCCTGGCACCGCTTACGCCCTCTTCAACGCCATCACCCAGCACGCCACCCACGACTCCGGCCGTGCCACCGACTCCACCGAGCGCGCCCGGGCCCGCCTCGAAGCGCTCTGGGGCGGCGCTGCTGCCAAGCGCATCGAGCGCGCCCGCGAAGCCTGCTTGGCGCTGGTGTAGCCAGCACCCTGCTGTGGCCGGCTCCGCCGGCCTCCCTACCCTTGCCCTAGAGCGCCCTCCAGCCGTGCAAATCCCCGACAGCCCTGAGGCACTCTTCGAGCACCTCAGCGACAGCAGCGTCCGCGAGATGTTCTCCAACTACGACGCCCTGCGCCCCCGACACCGCAAGCTCGTCCACCTGCTCCACACCGAGCTAACCAAGGGCGAACTCAGCGACTCGGCCTTCATGGACACGATCGCCTTCATCACCCTGCTCTGGCGCTGCTTCAACCGCACCGCCTGCTTGCAGATCGAGCAGCTGATCGACGACCACGACGAGCTCGAACCTCGCTGGATCAACGCCGCCCTCGACTACGCCCGCGTCAACCAGTTCATCGACGCATGCCTCAACCTCTACGACGCCGCCCCCGACCTAACCGAGCTCGACGGCGAGAGCACCTACCACATCCGACGCACCTTGCCAGACTGATAAAGCCGGCCCTCCCCGAGCGCTGAGCGCCGCCCGGCCCACTCTTCACTCCCCTTCACGGCCCTGCCGTTGCTTTCGCATGGCTTCGCTTGCGTTCGCCTACTACGACCTGTGCAACCCCACCACAGGCACCATCCTCTATCGCACTTGCGCCACCACCTCCGAGATCCTCCAAGCCAATGCCCGACTACGAGACAGCGGGATATCCAGCCGCTACTACCCAGCCGACACCTTCCACGCGCCTCTACTACACGATCCGCGCTGAGGGCGGCTTCCTCGCCGCCAGCCACGCCTCCGACGGTCCACCCATCACGACAACCGCCGCCCCCGAGAGCGCCACGCGCTTCGTCGACATCCTGACCGCCGGTCGCCGCGCCGCCGCGCTACAGCAACTCGGCTGGCGCGACCTGCGCGTCATCGCCATCTACCTCCCACCCACACGCCCATGAGTAAAGCCGTCCCCCCTGAGCGCTACACCGAACTGATCACCCTTGCGGAAGCCCACTACTCCCGCCAAGGCTTTGTCAAGTGGAGCGCCCTGGCCACCGAGCTCGGCCTCAGTCGCCAACGCATCCTCCAGCTCATGCAGCAGGCCGTCGGCCTCGGCTACATCACCAGCGACGACCTCGACCGCTATCGCTCCGAGGCCGCCCGCCGCATGGTTGCCCGCCTAAACCACGAGCTTCGCCGCGACCTCGAGCGCCTCAAGCTGCAGGTCGTGCTCACCCCCGACAACCTCAGCTGGCTCGACGCCGCGCTCGCTGCCGCCCCCCACGGCATCACCCGCAGCGACCTGATCAACACAGCTATTGCACATTTCCGCACCGCCACCAATGCGTAAAGCCACCCTCTTCCGCTCCATAGCCCGCTACTGCTCCGAGCTCGCCCCCATCGCCGGCCCCGTGCTGCTCAGCGCCGCCGACCTCGCAGGCGCCCTCGAACGCGCCGCCCTACCGGCAGCCGCACCACCCGCCAAGCTGCCGGGATCCCCCGAGGACGACTGATCCGCACCCCTTGCCCACCCACATCGACCCTCTGCAACTCCCTGATGACCACTTCATCGAGCGCGCCCGCGCCATGTGCGCGACAAAGATCCCTCACCTGAACCGCCAGGCAGCTGCCGCGCACCTCCGCCGCGGCAGCTACAACGGCACCCCGTATCACTGCCCTATCTGTGGCGACTGGCACACCACGACCTACGACCGTGCCCAAGCCAAACGCTTCGCTCGCCGCTTGTCCCGCCTACTCCGCAACTAAATGCAACGCACAAAGCTTTATCAAGCCCGCCTTCAATGCCGCACTATCGGCTTGATGGCATTTGACTTAGAAGATGCTAAGGTCTGTCTGCAAGAGCTTTACCCCAATGAAACGATACTAAGTCTCATACTCGCTCCCGAATGGTGCAACGACGATGACGCTGCGTAGCACCCACACCAAATGACTTTGCACGAGATCGAACTACTAACAGCTATCTACTTAGCTGCTTGCTTCCTTCTACTGTTCATCGCCTCCAAGCTTCTGCCATGACAATCGACCCCAAAACAGAACAGCGTCGTCAGGACTACCTCGACGCCCTGTACGAACGCAGCGGCCGCATCTGCAGCACCTACACCGGCCTCTACCAAGAGCGCCTCACCGAGCTCGTCCAACGCGACATGCAGGAGATCCTCAGCGATGCCTGACTATGCAACACCCGAGCAGTGGGCCCAGTGCGAGGAGTGGGTGAACAACCCCGTCGTCGGAGCTACCGATGCTTGCCTCCTGGAGCTCCGCACCAGGGTCAGCGCGCTTGAAGACGACAGCTGGAAGCAAGCAGAGAGCGCCCGCTTCTGCGTTGATGTACTGGTCAAGCGCATCGAAGCGCTGGAGGCCAACTCCAAGCGAACTTCTAATCCAAGCCAAATTAGGAGTTCGCTTGTTGAGGATCTCGCCGATCTGATCACTGTGCAGACCAGGGATCACGGCACCGAGGACGACACAGCCGCCCGGGCAGTCCTCAACGCTGTCGCCCTCTGGCTCAGCCAACACGCCGGCGGCACCCGCGCCTGCTGGCTCCTCGAGCGCGAGGCAGAGCGATGACACAACACCCCATCACCCCACCGCCGGAGCTGGTGCAGGAGTGGACGGATGCTTTCTGGAACGAGCCTGGAAATTATGTTGGCATAGATGACGAAGCATTAGCCACCCGAGCCGCCCAATGGGGTGCAGATCAGGAGCTGGAGGCGTGCTGTGAGTGGGTGGATTGGAAGTGGTCGGGAATCAAGAGCAGGGAACTCCGCGCCAGCCGCCGCCACAAGCCACCAAGCTTGAAGAAGCAGGCGTTAGAGCAGTTGGATGGAATTGCAGCCGTATTCCGAATGTCTCACGGTGGCGATCTCGTGTGCGACACCATCCGCCGCGCCATTGAGGCGCTACCTGAATGACTAAACAACAACAACCCATCACCCCACCGCCGGAGCTGGTTCAGCAATGGGTTGATGCTTACTTTGGTGGCACGGTTGCCCAAACCAACTTTCATTTAGACCTTGCCACCCGCGCCGCCCAATGGGGCGCCGACATTGAGCTGGAGGCGTGCTGTGAGTGGGTCAAAAGCAAGCAGACCTATTGGGCACACGACGAACTTCGCGCCACCAGGCGGCCCAAACCGCCGAGCTTGAAGAAACAGGCGCTTGACGAGCTGCACATCAGTTTCGACAGGGGCTACCTCAAGGAAGGAGCTGCCGACACCATCCGCCGCGCACTGGAACAGCTCAATGACTGACTTTCTGAATCTCAAGATGTCTCAAAAGCAGGTCGTATGCCCCAAACACGGCACGCACAAGCACTACATCAGCAGCGACATCGAAGACCACGAAGGGCACTGGTGCATGTTGTGTTGGCTCGAAAGCCTTGGCCCCTCACTGCCACTTGTGGAGGAGCAGCTTGATGACTGACCATCTCACCTCCCGCGCTCAGCGTCTAATCGAGGAGTTTGAGTACGGCGAAAGCGTTCGCGAGGGCATTGCCAACGTGCTGCTGCACTTGGCCGCCACCTGGGACAACTACAGCGATGGCGACGAGTATTGGCACGGGGTAACGGTTGACACCCTTGAAGAGTCTGCCACTGAATTAACCGCTCCCACCTTGCTTGACCGAGCTCTGGCCGGTGATCGTGCTGCCGCCAGGCAGTTCCTGCAGGAGGCGGGCTTTGTTGACGAGCACGGCCAACTCACTGCTCCCTACCGACTGGAGAGCCCCGATGATTGACAACCGAATGATACAAGCATTCATGATTGGTTTTTTGGCTAATCCCATGCTCTGGATCGCAATCCATCACTTGATCAATTACCGTCAATGACTGACCTAATCTCACTTGAAGAGCACAACAAAAAGCACGGTACTCTTTATGACTTCACACATCCCCGTAGAAACGGAATTGCTTGTCCAGCCTGTGGTTGCGAATTGATAGATTCCAACCCTTCTACGGTGCTTGCTAGTTATCCCCCTCAATATCGCGTTCATTGTTCGTCTTGTGACTACCATGGCACCCGCTTCTGATCTCTCCCCCGCCGCTCGTGCAGTCCTAGATGCCGCCTATCGGCGTATGGACGACAATCCGCACAACGAGGTAGAGGCAACGCTCGCCGCCGCCCTTCGCGCCGCTGTTGATCAGGTGGTGCCAGATCAAAAAGAGCCAGCCAGCTCACCACACATGGGCAATTTCATCACCCATGCACATTGGCGCCAATGCCAGGCTATCCGCAACCAACTCCTTGCTCTTGCCACTGAGCTTGAGCCCAGTAATTACGCCCTTGACTCACTAACCGAATGAAAAACAACACCACCTTCACCATCAGCGTCACCATCGCGAGTCTCGCCGCGCTCGCTTTCATCCTCTGGGGCCTGCCACAACTCGGCGTCTACAACCGCACCCTCGCCGGTAAAGCCGCACTGATGGAAGCCGAGAGCACCCGCCAGGTGAAAGTCCTCGAAGCCAAAGCCAAGAAAGACTCCGCCTCTCTCGAGGCCGAAGCCGAGATCGAGCGCGCCAAAGGCGTCGCCGAAGCCAACCGCATCATCGGCGACTCCCTCAAGGACAACCCTCGCTACCTCCAATACCTCTACATCGTTGGCCTCCAAGAAGGCAGCGAAAAAGGCAACCGCACCATCTACGTCCCCACCGAGGGCGGCCTCCCTATCCCCACCCTCGGCATCGAAAAGTGACTTCCATGGATTACACCCCCAACTACCTCGTCTACCAAGTCGGCTGCATCGAGTGCGGCGTCAGCTCTTATCCCATCAAGACCTGCGCAACCCTCGACGAAGCCAAGTCCGTAGCCACCTCCCACCCCAGCACCTGGGAAACCGAGGGCGGCGAAGGCTACGTCACCATCATCGACCTTCACACCTGCAAAACCGTCGGATGAGTACCTCTCCCATCGACCCTCACTTCCGCGTCGAAGTTTTATCCCGCACTGAGCACCCCCAAACGCTCTGCTGGTGGGCCATGCACCAGGACTACTCCGAGAACTTCGTCTTTGATGAAGACCCCCCATCTGAATCCGAGGCCGGCGCCCTCATCGTCAAACACCTCCTCGCCGGCGAGCGAGGCCACTACGGACCCCTCGAACACCCCGCCATCACCTTCAACGTCGGCGGCTTCCCCCACTCGGTGATGCAGCAAGCCCGCACCCACCGCGTCGGCGTCAGCTTCGACGTTCAATCCGGCCGCTACACCGGCCGCCGCATCCTCGACGTCTGCACCGGCACCCGCGACGCCGAAGAAGTCTTCTACCTCCGCCCCGTCGGTACCTACCGCGACCGCCAAGGCAAGAAGTACGACTACACCGAAGACCAGCGGATCATCCACCGCATCATCTGCATCGACTCCGCCGCCCGCTACAAACTCGCCATCGAGAACGGCTTCAGCGAAGAACACGCCCGGGACATCATCCCCTACGCCATCCGCCAGGACTTCGTCGTCAGCTTCAACCTCCGCTCTCTACTCCACTTTTTGGATCTGCGCTCCAAACGCGACGCGCAACTAGAGATCCAACAACTGTGCGATCTCCTCTGGCCCCATTTGGAAGCCTGGGCCCCCGAGATCGCCTCCTGGTACGCCACTTCCCGCCTCCACAAAGCCCGTCTTGCACCTTAAAAACGATGACACAACTCCTTACTGCCCTTGATTGGATGAATTCGCAAAACAAGTACGACAGCGTTCAACCCGAAGTCAAAGAACTTATTGCCGCCTTATTTGACCGCGCCATATTACATTTACAAAAGAAGACAGAAGAGCTGGCTAGGAAAGTAATCGAGGAACACATAGGAACCCCTGGTCAACAGAAAGAAGCAGTAAAGCAAGTTACATTAAACACGCTGTCCACGCTTCCGGCCGAGACACTGATACGCAATGTCGTAGAGAGTTACCTACGTGAGCTCAAGATCCCACAAACATTAAAAGAACTTGAAGACAGTAGTACTACTAATAGTTACTTACCAGCTTACCATAGTGCCAGCGAAATAAGAGACATAATAAAAGAGCACCTTGCAGAGATACAAGACTACTTCGGTACGCGTGAAGTGTCACTCTCTGCATTGTGCGATCACCTTCAGCGCTACACTACTTTACGTTCTGACGATCACGTCATAAAGGGCAATGGCGGGAAACGCTGGAATCAACAAGTGGGCAACGCCCTAAACACATCTATTTGGAAAGACTGCCCCATTGTCCGGGCCCATATACGCGGTCATTACATCGTCACACCGCAGCAATGACCTACACCTCCCCCCTCCTCATCACCATCCGCTCCACCCCCGACGGCTACTACCACTGGGAACTCCACGACGGCCCTGACGGCGCCTTCACCTACGCCGGCACCGCACCCCTCCTCGAGCGCTGCTTCGAGGACATCATCCGCGCCCAGTGGGCCCTAGCCGAACACCTCACCACGTGACAACCCCCTGCCCCGAGTGCGGCACCACCCACACCCACGTCATCCGCACTGATCACCTCCGCAACGGCACCATCCGCCGCCGCCACGCCTGCCGCTCCTGTACTCACCGCTGGACCACACTCGACGGCCCTCTCCCACCTCGCTCCGCCCCCGCACCCCGCTCAAGTCACCACAGTTGGATCGGCCTCACCGAGAGCGACATCGTCCACATCCTCCGCTCCCCTCTCTCCGACACCGCTCTCGCACCCCTCTACAGCTGCAGCCGCCAATCCATCTCCAACATCCGCAGCGGCCGCAGCTTTGCCACAGTCCGCCCTGACATCCCCCGGCGCTCTCCGCGCCATCAATACTCCGCGGACGGCCCCACTTGCGCCAGCTGCTCCCACTGGAGCGGCTCCCGCTGTGGCTTCGGCTACCCCGAGGCCGCCGAAGACCCCCGCTTCGCCCAGGACTGCGACCTCTACTTGGCCGCATAACACCATCGCGCTACCGTTAATGCTCCTCTCCGACACCGAGATCACGACCCTGGCCACCGAGGCCGGCATGATCACACCCTTCATCCCTGCCCTGGTCCGCACCCGCCGCGACGAGCGCCGTGTCCTCAGCTATGGCCTCTCAAGCTACGGATACGACCTCCGCCTCAGCGACCGTGAGTTCCTCGTCTTCCAGCCGCTACGCGAGCCCGGCACTAACAACCACGCTGTAGTTGATCCCAAGGACTTCAATCCAGCGCACCTGAAGCCTGTACCCCTCCACAACACCTCCGAGGGCGATTCGTACTTTGTGCTACCCGCACACAGCTACGGCCTTGGTGTTGCCGTCGAATGCTTACAAATACCATCAGACATTACCGCACAATTCATCGGAAAAAGCACTTATGCACGCTGCGGAGTAATTGCTAACTTAACGCCCGGAGAAGCCGGCTGGAAAGGGCACCTCACCCTCGAATTCAGCAACAGCTCTGACTCTCCCTGCCGCATCTATGCCAACGAAGGCATTGTCCAGGCGCTGTTCTACCGCGGAGCTCCTTGCTCCACCTGCTACGAAACCCGCGCCGGTAAGTATCAGGACCAACCCGAGCGCGTCGTAACCGCACGCATCTAGCCAACTTCAATCGCACCCGTATATTCTTCCGCTAGTCTGAACCTATCGGAACACTTACGCCCAGTGGTTGATCGCGTCTACGGCCCCGACGGCCTTAACGAGCGCCAACGCATCGCTGCCAACTTTCTCGCGCGCGGCACCACCATCCGTGAAACCGCGCGCAAGATTGGTGTCAGCGAAAAGTCCGTCTACACCTGGCGTCAGCGCCCCGCCGTCCAGCAAGCCATCTCCCGCATTCAGCAGGAACTCCTCTCCGAGACCGGCGGGATGAACATCAGCACAATCCCCGCTGCCATTCAGGTCCTCGACAGCATCATCAACGACGACGGCGCCCGGGCTGCCGACCGCATCTCCG